CCTCGGCCTCGATCGCGCTGGCCTGGGTGCCAGTGGCGGGCGCGTTAGCCTCGGCAGTCTCGCGACCGACCGGCAGGCGGCCCTCGGCAAAGATGCGATTGGCCTTGTCCTCGCCCAGCGTCTGGCAGACCTGCCAATAGTCCTCACGCTCGGCAGGAGCGCAGCGACCGATGGAGCACGCGGCGTCCAGGGTGCGCACCTTCTCGCGTTCCTCTAGGATCGAGTTCCGATCGCGCAGGCCCTCGACCTCTTTGGTTGCCGTCTCCAGCGTCTCGGTCAGCACCGTCACCTTGTCGGCTTCGGTCTGGAGTCGCCGCACCTCGGCCAGTAGCTCGGGCGCCTCTGTGGGCAGCCCGGTAGCCTCGGCCAGCTTAACGAGGATGTCACTCATCGGGGTTATCTCCTGCTGAGCTTCGGCACCTTCGCAGAGGTGGATCCGGCTCGGGGTTGGGTCTGTTGCGGCGAGCGTAACAGACGGATCGATTCCTTGCATAGCGCAATCAGAAAAAATGGTAGGACGCGCCATAGATGGCACGAACGGTTGGTTAGTGAGGGTGGCCCCTACCACCGTCCAGCCGCCGAGCGGTTGCCCTGTTTGCTTGCTGGTGGCGGCGGTCGGCGGGATAAGCTCAGCAGAGATCCCGGCGAACTCCTTGGCGCTGACTCGCTGCGCGCCCTCGTCGGTCCACGAGAACAGGCCCCACAGACTGACCCCGCCCTTGTCGTTGGGCCTGACCTCGACCTGCTTGATCCTGGCTGCGGCCTTGGTGCTGCTCGGGTCCATGTTGCCAGCGGCGAGCGCGTGGTTGTAGCCCACCGGCGCACCGCCAGAGAACCACTGCTCGGCCAGCACGGTCTCATAGTTGCGCGCCATCGCGTACACGTCGGCCTCGGTCAACTCGACCCTGCGCGGCTTCGGCCCGGTGTTGCCGTAGAAGGTGCCAGAGCGCACCACCTCGACCCAGGACTCGGGGCCCTCGCTGAGCAGCAGCGGAGCGGACCAATAGCCTTCTGCGTAGTACTTGCGGCTCGCGGGGTTGCCCATGCCTCCGGTCTTCTTCGGATCGTACTTGGGCCGCTTGGCCTTCGCCTTGCGCTCGGCCTCCGCCTTGGCTTCCGCCTCTTCGCGCGCCTTGCGTTCCTCTTCGGTCTCGGCCAGATCCTCGGACTCATCGCGCAGCAGGTTCCGCGCCTTGTCCTGTAGCGCGCGCATCTTGTCAGCAGTCAGCCCGGGCGCGGTGCTCTGCGGGATCCGGCCGATGGCGTTACGCAGGTGCGGGAGATCCACGTCGCCCTTGCTGTCGCGATACGGGAAGTGGCGCAGGGAGCGCGGCTTGGTCTTGCCGTCGTCGTCCTCTTCGCCGCCCGGCGAGATATACAGGAACGCGGCGTCGGGCAGGTCGTTGACGTAGGCAGTCGTCCAGACTGCAAGGTTGATCTGATCGGTCATGGTCTATCCCTTCGGCACAAAGATCACGATGCAGTTGCACTGATCGCCGCCGAAGCAATCAGGATCGGGCGTGGCGTACTCGTCAAGATCGGCGATCTCAAAGGTCGCCCCGTCCTTGCTCAAGCAGACATCGCAAGTACTGCTTTCCAGCATGGCGGATCGGATGCCGGTCTCGGCCTCTTGGGCGCGAGCCTCCTGCATGCGGCCGAGACCAAAGATCGTGTTGGTGTCTCGCTGGGCCTGCACCAGATCCTTACCTGTACTGAGTTCAGTTACGGCAGCCGCCACGGTCTCAGCAATCGCCGCCGTCTCCATCACCCCGCCGATGCTGGCCGACTGCACAGCCACAATGCTGGCGTCTTTCACGCGGTCGGCGGCAGCCAAGGCAGACGTGCGGGCGATGTTCTCGATGGCTTCCTCGGGATCGATCTCGTCTGCCACGGACTCGCCCGCAGCCTTGGCCTTCTTGGCCGCGACCTTGCGCCCCACGGGAGCCAGCAGCAAGGGCTCACCATCGCCCAGGCTGGTCAGGTAGCGCAGGCCAGTGAGGCCCCCTCGCTGCTGGCCGGTCCATGCAAAGGAGGTCTGCTCGCTCAGCGTCTCGGTCTCGGCTGGGAGATCCACCACGATGTCGTCCCGGGTGACCTCAAAGTCTCCCGCCTCAAGGGCAGGCAGCAGGTCGGGCGACGCCGCGATCCGATCCATCTCTTCACGTACCGACGACTGCCCGGCCCGGTACGCCTTGCGCAACTCGATCCTGAATGCCTCGCCCAGCTTGCCGACGTCGGGCACGTCCGCGCCGCGCATCTTGATCAGGTCGCCAGCACGCGCCATCCGGTCGGCGTACCTCTCGGCGATCAGTTCGCGCCAGTCCTCGGCAGCCTGGGCCATCGCGTCCTTCACACTGACCATCGGCGCAAGCGTCTCGTCAAGGCGGACGAAGCGTTCCTCTGCACGTAGCTCCCGGCCGCTGACTGCCGTGGGTCGGCGCAGGCTCTCGGCCAAGGACTCCATCTCCTTGGCCTCGCGCTCGGTCTCGTCGGCCTGATCGTCGGTGATCTCAGCAACGGCAGGCGCCTTGCTCTTGACCTCGGTGCGCTCGATCTGCTCCACCTCGGTCTCGACCTCTTCCGGCGGGGCAGTCTGGGGCGAAGGCTCGCCTCCTAGGATCTCTTCGGCCACATCCCTGGGCAGGTTGAAGAAGTTGCCGATCATGCCGACCGCGCTCTCCCGGCTGATCTCGCCGATGGCGGCGGCCTGCACGATGGCCAGGGCAGAGGCAACCTGAGAGCCGTTAAGTGCGGTGTCGGCGGCCTTGGCCTCGTCGGTCCTGATCTCGGCGGGCTGGTCGTTGCGTAGCCTGTGCTCCATCTGCTCGCGGCTCTCTAGCTCAGGCAGCCCCAGCGCAGCGCGGACCGATTCCTCGATGCCGCGATCAGGCAGGAGCGCCCCGCCCTCGGCTGCGGTCTTGATGGCCTCGACCAACTGCTTCGGGTCTCCGATGCTGATCGAGCCGGGTACCAGCTTGGGGAAGCCCTCGGTGCGGTTGTAGTTCCACCTGCACAGCCGCTGGATCAGGGAGTCGCTACCGTGGCTGAGCGCCGCGCCGATCATGTCTGCGGCCGTCTGCAACGCCATCGTGAAGAAATCTTGCTGCCCTTTTATGAGCGAAAAGGCCCCACTGCGCTCTCCGGTGTGAAGAAAGGTTGCCAGGGTGGCGCGGGCCATATCCTGACCAGCGGCGATCCGGGCCTCGCGCAGATCGGCGCCCTTCATCGGGAAGTCGGCGAACTTGAGCGTGTAGCCCGGTGGGAACGCAGCCCAGGCCCGCGCACCTGCCCGAAGTTCTCTGAGGATCTCGTTCACCACTGCGCTATCCCCGGGGCGACTCGTCGGATCGCACTCCACATATGGCACCCCGTAACTCGTTCTTTCGTAGCCGGTTGCCTCCAGCTTCAGCATCAGCCGCCGAGACTTCCAGCCCGCATAGCAGGGGCGCAGGATGCTCATCCCCTCGGGGTCGTCGCCGCTCTGATCCCATACCACGTGCAGAAGCTTCTCGGGCGGCAGGCTCGCGCCTCCCTCGGGCGGTGCTGCGCCAACGTCGGAGTCGCCTTGGTAGGGCTCCTGCGTCACGCCCCAACGGCCCGACTCGTAGCGGTTCCAGCTATAGACCGTGTTGGGCAGCATCGGGCTCAGTTGGTCGAGCCGGGTCTGCTTGCTGTCGCGGTCGAAGCGGGCGACGATCTCGAACAGCGAGAAGCCACGCCAGACGGCAGCCACTGCCTGCTCGACGAACTGGTAGAACCCGCCGCTCAGGTACTCGAACAGGTTGGCCCGGATGAACTCGGCCTCTTCTAGCGCCTGCCGGTCGTCACCGCCGGGCTCGATCTTCCAGTGGCTGCGGATGATTGGCAGGGTCCACGAGAGGCAGATCGCCTTGATGACGGGATCCTCCATCCGCATCTGGTCGACCACGCCCACCTGGGTGCCGTAGCCGCGCCAAACGTCCGGCGTGAGCCCCGGGTTGCTGTCCATGTTGACGACCCCGCTCATCGGGTAGGTCCCAATGTCGGTCATGCGCTTGGCCATCATCGAGGCATTGGCCCGCTTGGGCTTGCCGCCCATCTGCCCAGGCAGGGAGATGTACTCGCTGAGCGCGTCCATGCCCTCGGGGTAGACCCGCACCGCTTGCCCGCTTGCTGCTGCCTGCTCTGCTGCTGCCTGCGTCACGTACAGCGGCCCGAGCTTGGCCCAGGTGGCGGGGTCAGGTTCGCTCATCAGAAGTCTCCCAGGTGCAGATCTCCCGCACCATACCCCACCGAATGGGATTGGGTAGAGCCCGAATTATCAAGGCTCATATTCAGCGCCGCGATGTCGGGCTGCTCGACTACCCCGTGCCGGGCGACGACGTAGTAGCGCAGCGCGTCCATGCTGTGATCGTGCAGCCCGTCCTTGTGCGGCTCGTTGGTGTGCTGCCTCTTCGACGGGTACTTGTAGCCCATCAGCCCGCCGTGGATGCCGACCGTGCCCTCGGGGTAGCGGCTGGTCCTGCTCTGCTCGGTCAATGCCCTGGCGACGAACAGGCGCCGCCTGCCGGCGTGGTCCTGCAGCCTGCACCGGGTAGCCTCGACACCGTTGGGGATGTGGCGCTCGACCGGGCCGCGAGGGTGCTGCATGTAGCCCGAGAGCACGCCAGCAGAGCGGAAGATGTCCTCGTAGACCTTGAAGCTGCTAAGGCCCGTCATGCTGTTTCGAGATTTTCCAGCCGGGTCCACGTAACACTCAAGCATCGTCAGGCCCAGCCGCTGCAGGTGCTCGGCACAGTCCCGGGCGTGGCGACTCTCCAGCACGTTCGCGGCCACCACCTCCTCGACCACCACCTCCCCGCAGTCATGGTCTTGGACGATGCCGAAGTAGGGCTTACGCCCGCCGAAGTCGAGCATCCCATAGGTCGGCTTGGTGGGGTCTGGCTCCACGTCCACTATGCTCTCGTCGGTGTAGTTCCAGTAGACCACGCCCTCCAGCACCACGAACTCGCCGTGGATGTACGCCCTCGCCAGCCGGTCGGAGAGGTTCAGGTGCTCGACGTAGCCCTCGGGCAGGTGCGGGTTGTCGGTGGTGCTGCCTCGGATGACCGCGCGGTTTGGGTGCGGCTTGCCGAACTCATCCCACATCCAGCCCATCGCGGGAACGCCAGCCACAGCCCTGCGCAGGTGCTTGCTTTGAGGGTCGCGGATGCGGGCATTGAAGATGCGCCAAGCCTCGTGCCTGACCAGCCTGGGCTCGTCAAGGCATCCCCAGGAGTACGAAGCGCCTTCAAGGCTCCCCACATTATCCGCGCTCCCAAATACCCACTCCGCCCCGTTAAACATGGTCATCACCCGGTCACTCGCTGACCAGTCCTTGACCAGCGGGCCCAGGCAGTCGCGGGCATTGGCTGCTCCGCTCGGCCACCGCTTGGCCTCTGGGAAGATGTCCACGATGGCCCGGTACAGCGTGCGACGTTGCAGCGGGAAGGTCGGCGACACCAGCACGCCAGGGCGGCCAGGGTTCTCCACCGTCAGCCGCAGAGCCTCGGCGATCAGCCACCACGTCTTGCCCGAGCCCCAGCCGCCAGCAAAGAGCACCGTATCCTGCGGCGCTGTGTGCGCTCGGACTTGGGCAGGGTGCGGCCTGTAGTCGACGCTAAGCGTCCTCACTCCGCAACAGGTCCCGGCACAAGGAGGTTGACCGTCACGGGCTGGACGTCGATCTCTGCGGCTCTCTCGACCCCGGTGATCTTGCTCTCCAGCGTCATCATCGCAGCGAGCGGCCCGAGCTTGCCAGCGTCCAGGGCTGCGCGTTGGTGGCCTCGGATCCTGTCGAGGAACTCCGAGCGCATCTCGTCAAGCTCCTGCTCTGACAACTCTAGCCGGGTCTTCTCGATGACTGCCTTTCGATCCCTGTAGATCGTCTCCTTGCTCACGCCTAGCTCGGCGGCAAGGTCGAGAGCGATCTGAAGCGACCAGCCACGATCCCCGATCCGCGTCTGAACGATGGCCTGTCTGATGTCTATCTCTGCGTTGGTGGTCTTTGGCATGCGTCCCTATAGTGCCTCAAGTGTGCCCCCAGTCTATGCACCTTCGCGCCAGTGTCCAGAACCAGCAACGCCCGCCGAAGCGAGCGCCGTGGCCTGGGCGGGTTGGTGGGTCTAGCGCAGGGGCCAGCCGCGAGCTATCGCGTCCTCGTTGTACTCTGCCACCGCTCGGCGGTCGGCGGCGGCGATGTAGGCCCGGTGAGCCGCATCATCGGCGGCGCGGAGATAATCGCAAGACTCACCGCGAGCCCAGGAGTCGCGAGACGCCGCTTTCCATGCGGTGAGGGCTGCGGTGGCCTCGGCCCGGGCGGTGTCGGCTGCGATCTTGATGGTGGCTGCGGTCATTGTCTTAACTCCGGTGGCTTGATTGCCCTCAACTGTCCTAATGGTAGACGACCCCACAGCAAAGCGCAAGGGTGTAACTACAAATAAGTGATTTATTTTCACCACTGGAGCGCAGTCTAGCGATCAGCCAGAACCAGCAACGCCCCCGAAGGGGCGCTGTGGCCTGGGCGGGTTGGTGGTTAGTGGTCGCCGGCCGGTCCCATCCGGTAGCCATCGGCCGCGATGTGGGCGACGTCGTTGGCCCAGGATACCGTGGCGCGGGTCGCCGTGAAGAATGCAACAGCCTCGACCATATCGGCCAAGGTGACGCCGAAGGCGCTCTCGATGTGGCTCAGGGCCGACTTGCTGGCGCTCCAGCGGATCGGGGCCTTCCAGTCTCGCCCGATGGTCGGGGACGCTGGGGAGATAAAGCGCCACGCGCGCTCCATCCGGTCAGCGGGAAGGGTAGCGACGAAAGAGGTAGCGGATGCGGTCATGATGACCTCCAAAGCAGTGGCCATTGCGGCCGGGTTGTTAGTGTTTCGTGCGCTGCTCATGTACAGAGGTATACCGCGTCCCTACAGCTACGGTCAAGGGTGTAATCACAGAAGGGTGATTTATTTCCACCGCAGGCCCGCAGTCTAGCGATCAGCCTTCCGGTATTCTCCGCGCTCCAGGGTGGCCAGCCGATCCGCGAACCGTTGATCCGTCTCAGCGCGGTTCGCTCTCAACTGCTCCCACTTAGCCAGAAGGCACGCCCGACAGGTGATCTCTTCGATCCGGGTGGACATGATCCCCTTCCACCGCTGCCAGTACGGTCCGCTGCGCTGTTGTGGGGTTGCCCCGCAGGCCGCCTTGTCTGCGGTCTGCCCGAGGCCCGGGATGGTTGCATGGATCGTCATCGTCTCGCCTTCCGGTGCTCGCGCTCCTCTTGCGCGCGATATTCGCGCTCCCCGTCCCACTCCAGCCGGTTGCCGAGATCCTCGCGGGCCTCGATGGCTGCGATCTCGCTCAGGGCTGCGGGCCAGGATGAGAAGGATCCCAACTCCACAAGGTCCACCTCCGGCGGATCCCATCGAGTGGCCGGGCTGGACACAGCAACCGACAACTCCCACAGGATCGATGCGCGGGTGTCGCCGTCCTTCGCCCAGACGAGGCAGCGGGTCGGGTTGCTGTCCTCGGGCATCACGGTATATAGGCCGATCTCGATCTGATCGTCCTCGCCCGCCGGGCAGCGTATCAGCCGCGCAGAGAGGCCCAGGTGCCGCCGTGCGGCGCTTACCAGCCGGCAGGCGTTGCGCAGGGTGCGCTTGTCGTCAAGTAGCCTCATCGTCTCGCCTTCCGGTATTCTCCGCGCCTCAACTCAGCGCCGCAGCCCTGGCAGATGATCGCCGACCAGCCGGCCCAGGCCACCGTGCGGCCTTTACCGCAGCCGGGGCAGGTCACGTTCACGATGTACGCGCCGGAGCCGTTAGGATGCCGCCGCT